CATCGCTTGTTCTAAAAGCCAAAGAGCCGCAACGAGTGAAACCCAATTTTCCGTTACATAAGCAATAATCTGCTGTACTATTCTACCCATAACTTCATCTCCTTTTTTATGGTTAAGAACCGAACGCGATGATTGAGTCCATTGATCCGACTCTTGTTTGAGAATGCTTCATGTCAATCTTTACGTCGTAGGTTCCATCCGATAAGCCAGAAACATCTACATCAAAGGTGATCCATCCCCATGTGCCGGCTTGCAAGGTGGTAGGTGCTGAACCTGTTTGTCCACCAATATCCACTCGAACCGTAGTAAAATACGACACATTAGTGTCGCTTGATGATTTTACATGCGCGTAAATAGTTACAGTCGCGACGCCTGCAATCTTTCTGAACATTGATGTTTTGATCGTCCGATACGTTGTACCATAAACACCCCAGACCAAACCGATATTAATCTCTGATGCTGTCTGTCCGTCATTACCTGACAAAATAACTCCATTAAGATTATTAGCATGGTTTCCGTCGCCCATTGTACCAAAAGAAAAGACGACATTTGACAAACTTTGTCCTTGAGAATCCCAAGAAGAACCATTATAAATATACATAACATTCTCGTCGGTACGATAAAAGAAATCGCCATCGTTAGGGCTTCCGGGAAAGCTAGTGCCTTGCCTCATTGCCCCATTATCTGCCAAACTTCTTGCAAGGCGAGTAACTAAGTTAGTCTGCGACCCTGCTACATCAACGCCTAACTCCGTCTGTGTTGCTACTATCGCAGCCTGGACATCGTTCATGTGATCAGCGTCAATAGAATCTTGTTTATTTGTTTTAGTTGTGAAGGTATCTAACGTCCCCGGATATACTGTCATATTACACTCCTTGTTGTCTTACTTGATCTATTTGATATGATAATTGGTTAAGGCTCTCAGCGATACTTGGTCGTAGTTGACCTATCTGCATACCTATTGTTAATGTTCCATCATCCCCGAGTTTATAATTAATCCGTTGTATCTGGAAAGGAACAACTGCCGAGTATAAAGATGTACCATATAATTTTGTCCCGTAGGTATCTACCTTTGCTATTACCTCTAATAAAGGAATAGGAATAGTAGTCTCGATCAAAGTGTTATCTATTAAATCTACCTTACCTCGCCTAACAACATCATCGAACTCTGCGAAGATAGCATCAGCAAACTGATCAGCTACATCATTAGTAACAATAGCCGAGTTCTGAATTGATCTATCCCTCCTACTCCATTTAAGTTGACTCTGTGTATTATTGATAGTTCTTGTGAATGAAGAACCTGCAACGTCTCCACCAGTGATAACAACTCTATTAACAATATCCTTAGATGAGTTATCGACATTATACTTTAATACTTTTCCATCTAAAGGATAACGAATACCAACTGTTGATGATCTAGCCTTAAAGAAAAACTCTCTGTTTTTATCGACGCCCCATTCTCTTGAACCTACAATATCGGCGCACGTTTGTAACGCTGATAAAACATCTGTACTAAACTCAAGCGTATCAGCGGTGAACCCGGTCGCAGCTATTGTTCCTTTGGTAATATTAGTATTGCCCACAACATAAGTATCGAGAAGATCGTCAACAATATACTCGATAGTTTTATTAGAGTAATCTGTATCGACATATATATCTTTTAACTCCGATTGGTAGCCCGAACCCTTAATAGACAAGGTTTCTTTATTGCCTACCACTGAGTTAGCTTTGTTTTCTATTCTGCCTTGATACCATAAATCATAAATTTTAGTGGATAGATTCTTGGCATATATCTTAATATTAAAGTTACCGCCTAGAGATGTTTCCTCACAAAACCTCGTCGGTAAACTAAAAGAGAAAGAACCGCAACCACCATTGCGATTATACCCCCAAGAAATATTACTTGCTTCTGCTGTTAAATCTTCAAGCACATTAAAATCTCTATCTGAAACAATTATCTTATGTATCATATTAAAACCACCTATCGTACCAATCTATTTTAGCTGTTCCACTAACAACGCCTTGAACCTTAATGGAGTTATCTCCGGGAACAAGGATAGTTGAAAAATCTCCTGTGAAGTTTCCTATATCGCTAACGCTATTATTAAGAACTGTTAACTTGTCAGTATCAATAACAAGGGTGTTACCAGTTACTAAATCCCCTGCATATGAAAAAACCTGATCTGTTGTTAAGTTCTCAAATATAATGCTTGAGATAGTCGTTGTATCGTTTGTTATTCTTATAATAGGTCTTGATGAAGCATTACCATTTACTGAAACTGTGAAAGAAGTCGTACCAGATAACGCTTGAGCCTTCCTTAACATTTGGACATACTGGAAATAAGGATCAGGCACTAAGAACTTCATCTTGAACTCGTTTATTCGCATAGCAGATTTATGTTTATAGTTAAAGTCGCTTACATGACCACGAAGAAACCTATCGTCGTTAAGAAAAATATCCCTCATCTCCCTATCTCTATCAGGAGTTAATCGAGACGAGTTTATAATCCTATTAAGTAGATCAAGGTTCGTACGCGTCCCAGTAGCTGTTGACTCTGCTATCATACCCTTAATAGATAAAGACTTACTATCAAGCCTCGCGTTAGGTGTTCTAATCCCATCTCTCCTAGATACCTGAGATTGTTGAATTCTGTATTTATTAGCAGGCTGAATATCACTTATTGTCCCTACGTCACTTAGGATCAGAATATCAGAATCCCCTTCTCCTAAGAAACCACCATCAAAATATACAGCAGTGTTCCCGGTATTAACTTCGCAAGATAATCTAAGCTGACTAGCAGAAGGGTTTATATCGTGGGTAACTGTCAACCTCTGCCAAGCACTCCCGCCTGTATGATAAGAAGAATTAGATGCCGCGCTTACGCCATCGTCAATAGATATTCTTCCCCGGCTAGCTACTGTCGCATATACCCAAAACCCCAGGGTAACTTTACGATTACGATAATCCAGATAATCAGGGAGATCATAATATAGCTTAACATTCGCCCCTGACCTAGTAACCTTCGCACTATACGTTCCTTGTTTTATAATAGTAGATTCCCTAGCGACAGCGGCGCTTGCCCCTGATAGAGTATGTTCTGTCGGCGCTAAACTTGTACCATCTTCCCAATCTTCCATATTAGACCATTTCAAAAGATTCATCGCACTTATCTTAAAGTCTATATTCATTATATACTCCTACCTGTTCGGATTAATCTTTCTACTTCAAAACCAAGTTCTTCCGCTACTTCTTCGACACCCCTACCTTCTGGATTAACACCACCATCAATAAATATATTAAAAGTATTACCGCCTCCTATATCGCCACCTTCTACCCCCGCACCCGCTCCCAACGTAAGACTTCCCCTACGGATTGAATCAGCGAATGACGTAGGAATTACCATCTCGCCCGGAGATAACATCGCCGGAACGGAATCTGTACCCTCAGCGAACTTCGTTCCAGAGATTTTTGCTATCTGAGCAGCACCCGCCGCCGCGACTAAAGCACCTATAACAAGCGCAACGGGATACGTATAGTCAGCGAAGGCTTTCGCAACACCTTGAGCCGTTGATATAACAGCCCCCGCAATAGCCAACCCCTTACTATCCTCGGCAACAACCTCAGCTAAAGCCATGCCTGCGTTAGCAATTCCCATAGTATTATCAAACACAGACTTATCATTCTTTATTTTATCTTTAGAGTTTTTATCCTCAACTTTGCCTTTTTGTTTTTCATCCTTAACATCTTTCTTCTTCTCTTGTCCACCTTTTTTCTGAAGTTCGGTAATGGCAAGCATTATCCTTGCTTTCTGCTCTAACAATGTGTTAGATTCTTCAAGAGCCGCATTCGCACCAAACCCAAACATACTATTCTCCATCCCTTCTCGTTGTCTTTCTAGCTCAACATTAATCTCATCTAACTTAATGAGCATATCATCCATCAGCGTAACTTGCACTTCTGTTGTACCATTAACATCTGCAAGTTTAGATGTCCAGAAATCTAAAACCATCGTTAGATTATCTATAAGGGCAAGTGTCCCAGGATTTTCAATAATAGTTTCTCCAACCTCGGCGGTGAAATTAAACCAAGCATCTCTCATGACCGAAATTTTTCCATCCCAAGTTAGCTTTAGTTTCTCTGTTGCTCCTCGGAATTTGCTATCGCCATCTTCCCATGCCTTAATAACTTGATCCATTGTTTCTTCTGCGGTAACAGACACGCCCGCCTTGAAACCTAACATCGCAAGGATACCACGATCCCTAAATAAATCAGCCGCACCTGCACCCGCGCTATACATTCGTATAATCTGTGATGTTGATTCTTGGATACCTAACCCAGAAGCTGCCGCAAGATCAGCAATCATTGGCATCATCGCATTTACTTCTTCTGCCCCGCCCCTAACAACACCAGATAATGATGTCGCCGCTTCCATTACTTGATTGAACTCAAAAGGCAACTCACTTGCCAAATCTCGCATATCACTAAAGAGTTTGTTGCCTTCCTCTACTGTACCCAACAATACTTGCAATCGAACATTCAATTGCTGAACCTGTGCGGCGTTCTTAGTAAAAGTTCCTAAAACCCTTCCAGCCGCGGTAATAGCTTTCTGGAAAAGAAAAACCTTTGCCGCTAACTCAATAAAGTTCTTCTTCATCTTTTTAGAGGAAGAACCGAATTGAGTTTCGACATCCTTGAACTTCTCCGATGCTTCATCATTTGCTGTTATACGAATATTAACTTCGTTATTTGCCATGATGCTCTCCTATATTTGTGGCAATAAACTTAATTACCTCTGCATACTTATTCGACTCGTTCATCCATCCAATATTGTTAGGCGTCATTCCCTTCTGATGAAAAACATAAGCGTTGATTGCCATATTCACATCAGCAGTTAAGAACGACAACGGACATCTTTCTGAAACATAACCAGAAACTTCCCAACGATTAGGGATAACACTATCCTTCGTGCATCCCCGGTCTTGCTTTTGATAATCAGTACACGCCTTACAATTCAACCCGCCCAAATGTAAAGCGAATATTAGTTTTTTGCTTCATCATCCGATACGTTATTAATGGATGTGATACTTTCCATTAACTCAGTTAATATCTCAACGCTAAGTGATGAGATATATTTCTCAACTTCTTCTTTCTCTGAGATATCAGGATTCTTAATCTCAACAACACTCTTTAATATAATCGAACAGAACTTACCACCTTGAAAAAGAACCGAAAGATTCATCATTTCAAACCCGGAAAGAGGGCGAATAATAATCTCCGTCTTTGGGTCAGTATCTTCAGACGAGGTGAAAGTTATTCGTTCATTAATATTAATTCCTTGTAGCATATTAAATCCTCTCCTTAAGTGAACTCTATTGATAATTCATCGTCACCCGAATCAACTACTAACTCACCTGTTAGCTTCTCAACAAGTATTCCCTCTGAGTCTGCATATTCTATGTTGGTAATATTAAACTTTGGTGCGTTAAGAGTAATAATGTTCCCGGCTGTCGCCCCGACAACAAGTTCAATCTCACGTTGAGTTTCTAACTGATCTCCCCGGAAGTCATAAGATGTTTCAATTTGTGATTCAACGTCCATAACTGCAACAGGTTTTCTAGTTGTAACTTCAAACCCTTCAATACCCGTTTCCGCACCCAAACTATCGCGTGGAACAGATGTATTAGCCAAATCAATCTCAACCAACTTTGAAATAAGTGTTGTCCTTGAGTTGTATGAGAAAGTACATGCCTTACAAACAGGTGGGTTAGGGGTATCGTATGTTCCCGTAACCATCGCAGCTAACGACCTGTCATTATGTACGCCCATAAAAGAGAATTCTAGCATGGCTAAACCACCTGCCGGGCAAGTTATCTTTACTGTTCCCCTAGCCCCAGTTAATTTATGAAGAACCCCATCTATATAAGAATAGATCGTAACCGACTTTTGTGAAGATGAAACTGGAGCATAGGTAACACTTGTACTGCTAGAAACAGTTTCACCCATTGAACATGCTTGGAGTAAAGTCCCTAAACGAGGTGCTGTTCCTGCTACTCCAGAACCTTTCATCTCAACCATAAAAGTTAATTCGAGATGTTCTTTACCCTTCAATGATGGCTTATTACTCAACGTAGATATATTAATATTACGTTCAATGACATTCTTCATTTCTTTTATCTCTGGATTTATTGCGAGAATGGCATTAGCCCCGGCTGTTGGCGTAGGGTCAACACCATAAGTCGTTTCAATCTTTGCTAAAATAACTTGTTTCCTCTTTAACATTACCATTGTATTTCTCTCCTTTTAATATGTTATGGTGTCTGTGATTTCAACCTTTATGATTAATAGGAAGTATTCTTCTAACTCCTGTACTTCCCATGAAAAATATTTTTGCATCCGGGCGTAACTCGCCCAGTTAGCAGGGTTGTCTATCGCCTTAATAAGATCGTAACATTTCCTAATCAACTGATCCCTATTAGCAATATCATTTTGCTCTGAACGATTAAACGCAATTTGTACCTGCCACGTTTGGACATCATAGAATCTATCCGCTAACGTTTCTTGTTCTGTTTCCTTTAGCCTACCCTCCATAGCCTTTAGTATGAACGTCTTATTATGGATAGCCATTGACGTATAATCCACCGCGTCTACTGACGTCGCAAATCCTAACGATTTTATAATACCAGATAACCCATTCTTTATTGTATCATAACTCATATTATCCCCTCGGTCTTGTGACTACTGTTTCTATCTTAGGAGTTTCAACTGGCACGATATCACATCTACAATTATATTTACAAACTGACCATCCACTTCTAGGCATTCCCCTTGACTCCCATTCTTCCCATACTTCTTCTTTCCCGTGTCTTGGTTCACAATCAGGGCAAACATTCCTATCTCGCACAGTAATCCATCTATATGCACGATCAACCCCAAGTTCAGAGTATTTACCTATATCAGCCACAGTTCGTAGATTACCCCTAGCCGTAGCCCTTATTGATTTCCTAAACTCCCCAAATATCCTTCCACCCTCGTTAAAGTCGGTAAATAACTCCTCTCTGACAATGGTTTTTGATGCCCCCTCTGCTAGTCGTACAGCAATGTATTCTTCTATTCGTAATGCCGTAATACCAACGGACGTTTGAAGTCTAATAGTAAGAACCTCATCTTCCCGGTTGTTTAACTCATCAAAGATTGCTTCATTGGGCATTTCGTATCATCCTCGCTATTGCTTTGCTCATAAACCTTAACGCATCTCTTTCCATCCCTTGTGTAACACCAAAGAATTCAAACTTCTTTTTCTTCCGACCAACCCCTTTAATCTGTAAATATTCAGCGATTTTCCTTCTCCCACACTTAACCCTAACTTGAACTTCACC